TACTCTTTAACTAAACCAGAACGAACAATATCATCTACACCAAATTCAATGATATCAATTGAAGGCATGATACGAAGTACTTTCATGAAATCAATAATACCATTCCTTTCATTTGTTTTGATCAGGTCAGTTTGAGTAGCATCACCACAGAACATGATTTTACTATTCTCACCAACACGAGTAATGATACTATCAAGTTCATGATAGTTCAAGTTCTGGAATTCATCTACAATAATGATTGCATTGTCCAGAGTAGTTCCGCGAATAAAAGAAGTGCTCCAAAAACTAATCGTTCCTTGAGTTTTGAGGTTTCCATAGAGCATCTCAAAGTCTGCATCTGTTGGCATTTGGAACATGTACTTTACCATATTCTTATAGGGAATTTGATAAAGTGAGGACTTATCCTCATGATCGCCAGGAAGAAAACCAATTTCACGAGTAGCGACAAGAGACCTAACGATATAAATTTTTTCGTAAGGAGTCCTTTCATCAAGGACATCTTGAAGTGCATTATAAAGAGTGATAAATGTTTTACCAGTTCCTGCACATCCGTAAGCAACAATGTTTTGATTCTTTTCGTATGCTTCGTATAAAAGTTTTTGATTATCTGTAAGAGGTTCAATATCTCTCATCAAATCAATACCAATTGGTTTTTTGCGTTTCATTTGTTTTGCAGTCATTCCAACGCCAATTGGTTGATCGTCTACTCTTTTCCTTCTTGCCATATAAAGTTAATTAAATAGGTTTTACTTTTGAACCTGGTGCTTTTGATGCTGCGCGAAGAACATCATTCCATCCTGGATGAGATTTCTTAAGTCTATCATAGACTTCACCAACCTCTCCTGCTGATGGACAAGTAGATGGATCACTCCAATCCCTTGTCCAATCTGGGTTATCTTCTTTCCACTGGTCCCATTCAGTAACAGACATTGTTACTTCTTTCTGTTCACCAGTTTGTTTATTGATAACGGGGTAAGTTGCCAAATTTATGCCTCCATAGTATGTAAGGATATTTATTCAATAGTAATAGAAGGGGGATCAATACAATCTGAACATCCCTCGCGAGTCCAACCAAGTGCTTCAGATACTGCAGGGAACTGACAAGTAAAGATACAACGAACAAGTTCAGCAATTTCCATATGTTCCTTCTGTGTACCATGTGCAGAGCGAAGATCAATGTAATGGATCCACGACCGCACAGAACCGGTCATATAGAGGCGTGTGGGCGTTGCCAGGGGCAGTACGAACCTTGCGCACTCCTTTGCCACACCCTTGTCCAGGAGGCGGTTGTAGAGGCGTAGAGCACTCTCAAAATGAACACGGATGTCTTCTGTCAGGGTCAGTTTCAAATAATCAGGAATGTCATCAATACTGTTCTGACGATTCTTAGTATCCTGACGACGTAGTTCAGGAAGAGGAATAGTTTTATTCAAGAGATTTGTATCAGCATACCGTTGCGAAAATTCTTGATATGTGAACGAACGGTGGCGAAGAATTTGAGCTGCGATACCTCTTGTAGTATTGATCTCAACAGTCATTGAAGCTTGTTCAAAGATGCTCCAGTGTTGATGTTGAATACAATACTTGAGAAGACCAGAGAACTTCTCATTTTCTTGATTAGCAGGATTACTTACGCGAGCACAATATGCCATGTGCTTTTCTGCATCTGGAGTAACACTGATGAGTTTTACTTCTGGTTTCATAAACTCAAAATCATCGTACATCGTATTCATCTTCCTCGTCATAAAATACTTCGTCGTAGTCAGTTAAAAAAGTTTTAATCTCTTCATAGACAGGATCTTTAACTTGAGTTTCAGTTTCAGGTTCAATCTCTGCCTTTAAGCATTCTACCAGAGACTCAAGGTTTCTGACAATTAGCTTAAGCTTTTCTCTATCCATCTTTATCAACCTCAACAAAGGTATTATAGACAAAAAAAAGAGGAGTGTCAAGCACTCCTCTAAATTATTTTGCTGCTACCAGGGTAGCAAGAGATGCCTTACGACGCCTCTCTTCTTTTTGCTTCTGCTCTTTAATAAGTTGAAGTACATTGAGTTTTTTCATCACTTGTGTCCCTCCTTTACGAACTTAACACCACGATAGGTTTCGTTGTATTGTTGGGGTTGTTGCATCATTTGCTGTTGATACTCAAGACGCTTTTGAGTATCATACTCTACGCCTCTGTATACGACTTTAGACATTAGGATTTCCTCCAGAATGAGATGGTTAGTCCCGTTCCTTCGGGCGGTTTGCGTTCGCTATTTGTGAATAGCGAATGAACGTCCCGTTCCGCCGTCCTACTTGCGTCGGATTTCTCCGATGAACGTAAGGTCAGTATAGACCTGTTAGGTTATATATACAAATTTTTTTGTAAAAAATGATACAAAAGTTATCTTTCAATATAACTTAATGTATGATCTTTAGCATAGAGCTGATGAATGATCATATCGCATCCAATCTTTGGATTACAATCACCACAAGTATAAACATCTACTGCTGCTTTACCTTCTTCAGGCCATGTATGAATACTGATATGACTTTCAGAAAGTAAACAAATTACAGTAACACCCTGTGGATCAAACTTCTTTGAGATAGTTTGAACCACAGTAGCACCACTAGCAACTGCTGCGTTTTCTAATAAGTCAATAAGACAACGTTCATCGTCCAAAAGAACAAACGAACATCCATACAAATTTAAAAGATAATGCTTACCCATTCTCCTCAGATTGTTTTAATAGTTCACTCACATAGGTCTCAGTTCCATCCATAGTCTTAACTGCAAATAGAGGAGATTTCATATACTTTTTAACTTTTTTATATTTTTTTAGAAGTTTTTTTACTTCATTTTTATTGATTGCTACTTCAATCTTTTCTTCACTAAAACCTTCACTCATCTTCCTTTCTTTTTCTTTTCAGGTTGTTTCAATCCCCACAGTTTAGGATTTGTTCTTCCGTATCCAAAATCAATTTTTTGAATTGATTTTGGACCCAATCTGTCATAGTACATATCAAAAATACGAACTCTTGATCCTCTTACAAGATCAAGATGTTCTTCATCATCAACATTATACCAGATCAAATAAGCATCATTAGGATAAGAAGTATCTTTTGCTTTGTCAATCGTAGTCTTTTCTAAAAGGACCTCGCATCCATATTCATGGGGCAGAACTTTTTTTTCTTTTTTTGAATATTCTGCCATTTTCTTTTTCTCCTTTGCAACTACTGTCATGAGCGACCACCCCAAACAATATCTGGATAAGCCTCTTTCACAATATCAAAAGATATTTTATATTTATTCGTAAGTTTTTTATCTTTAACCAAACATACAATTTCTGCTTCAAGAGGATGAAGTCCTTGAAGAATGTTAATAAACATTGTTTCTCTGCGAAGAGAACTCAACGAATTATTACCACCTTTTACAAAATTAAAAAACATAGTATATTCTCTTCTAATTGATGATTTTCCCTGATCCATAGAACCAAGAGATTTTGAATTCAATTCGCTCATTTTAGAAACAGCATCTTCAATTTTTTCACTAAGAGTTCCACTATAAGATGTTTGTTCTCCAGTGCTTGCATAAGGAACATCACCTTCAGGAAGAAGAGAAATCACACTTTCATCAAAGTTCCAAATAAAAATTGTTTTCAATGAGTCATGCTCATAAGTCTTTAGAACTTCTACTTTTTTTGCATTACTTTTTTGTTTTGAAGCAAGTTCTAGAACTTCAAATACAAAAGGATTTGTCGGAAGAGTTTCAATTGTGTTTTGAGTTGTCTTCTTCCTCGTCGTCATAGTCATAATAGTTTTCGTTTTCAAATCTTACTGATACTATTTCGTCAGGAATTACCTGACCATTTTCATCAAAAAACTCTGGATGTAAATACGGAGGTTTTGATTCTTCTAAGTGCCTATAGGTTAACCAACCTATTATACTTCCAACCATAAAAAAGAGCAACGTGAACATTACAGAGAATGTAATTACATATGCTGTTTCCATTTGTTTTCTCCAGAGAGTTTATTTTCTTCTGACATCAAAGTGAAATTCTATAAAGAAATGAAACTCTCTGCGGAAAAGAGAGATCATCTTACCAAACTTCACTTGAAAAGTTTTTGGTTTTTCTGATCTTCTCCTCCTATTCCTAAGTAGTAACTCAACACCTCGATTAATTTGAGGTTCTGACTTATTTAGTTTCCTTTTTTCGTCTTCCTGGTCTCTTGTCATGATTATACTTCCAGGCATCTTCAAGTATATTATAAAGATAATTTCTTATCTTTCTTGCTTGTGGTTTTGGAATATGTCCATACCCTTCACGAAGTTGTTTATGCATTTCATCTGAACCACCTTCCAGATAATCGTCTAAATCCTTTACTAAATTACTAATTTCATTTGCAGTATAACTTGCAATAAATTCTTCTACTTCATATTTTTTTGTTCCACGAATTTTCAAGTAGTCATAAAATTTTAAAACAAACTGTCCATTAAAAGCATAATCAATTGCTTTCTCAACATCACCATAAACTTCGTGAAATGTGCTACTCATTAAACCAAATTCTGCTCCTTCAGATATTGAACAGTATCAGTACATCCTCCAATATGTTTATCGTCAACGATTACTTGTGGAAAAGTAGATCCTTGTCCAAACTCTGCATAGAATTCTTCTCTTGTAAAATCGGTATCCAATTTATAAACTACATGTTGTAGTTGCGTCAACTCTAGCACTTGTTGAATTTTTGTGCAATATGGGCAACCGTCTTTTGAATAAACTGTGAACTTCATAATTCTTATAAAACTGAAAGTTATTTAGCGTTTACTGGAATTCCTTGTCCTTCAGGAAGCCACACTTGCTGTTGAAGTTCTATTGGAGGCAGTTCTTCTTTTGCAGCAGGCAATCCTTGTTGTCCAGGAAGTTGTTTATCTGTTGTTGATGTAACTGTAATTACTTGATCCATGATGAATTTTTGCTTTCGATAAATTCTTTTGTCTGGATCAAAACCAATCATT